CCGCCCACACCGGGGACCTAAAAAAAATATGAAAGATTTCGAGCAACAGGGCGACCCCCTCTTATTTCACACGCTAGACGGGGGGGAGGTTACCGCGTTAGATGGTTTTTTACAGATGACCGGGGGGCTCCCTACGGCGGTCTATTTGTCGATGTTCGGCGGTAACTTCGAGGACGACGGGCGCAAAGATAGCGCCCAAAGTTGGTGGGGCAACGCGCAAGAAGTAGATACCGCGAGCACCTACCACAGTGAGACGCAGTACCACATTGAATCCCTCCCCGCGATACCGGCAAACCTTCGCCGGATAGAAGCGGCGGCGCTTCGGGATTTACAATGGCTGCGCGATAAATTAATCGCGTCCAGCGTAACGGTGGCTGCTAGCATGCCGAGGCTAAACACTGTTAAACTCGTGGTAACGGTTGAGGCCTACGGCGACGAACAACGTTTCGAATTTGTTGAGTGTTGGCGCGCGGGCGGTTTCGAGCCCATAGTATTAGACCCCTCGCCAGAGTGGCGCGTCCTAGAAAACTACTACCCCCGGCTTACCGAAGACGGTACGCCCCGAATTTTGGAGGAATAGCGATGGGCTCACCTATTAGCGCGCTAACCGTGGCAGAACTACCCCTGCGGGAAGGCGACCTTTTGGAGGTATCCCGGGAGCGTGCGGACGAACCAGGGGTGTACGATAGCTTTTCATGCCCCGCCTCCGCCGCGTCGGTCGTCCAAGCCACAACCACAATAAGGGGTATTTTAGAGCTTGCAACAGATGCCGAGGCGATAGCGGGTGTGGACGTAGAGCGGGGCATAACCCCCGCCGCGTTAGAGGCGGCACTACTTAACGTGTTAGAGAACCGCATAATTGCAGGGGACGGGGTAACCGTGGATTTTTCAGGTGGTAACTTAACCTTAGGGCTGGCGTGATGATATTAAACACCGACGGCTTAAAACTTAGTGAGCTGGACCCCGTAGAGTTACCGCTACAGAGTACCGACCTTGTAGAAGTCATAAGGCCCCGCGCGGACGCACCCGGGCGATATGCCAGCCTTATGGCCCCAGCGGCTCGCGGTGCGGTCGAGTCGGCTACGGAAGAGTTAAAGGGGATTGTAAAACTCGCCCTTTTGTCAGACTCAGGGGAGGGAGTAATAACTCCGCGACTACTCGAAGAGGCCATAATAAACATGTTATCCGCGAGGATATCGGGGGCGTCTGAACTCGTTTGTGATTATGACGGCGGAACGGGAGAGCTGACGGTCTCAGTGCCGGGATCGTGCGCGCCGTTAATTGTTGCAGTTGGCGGCATTAACCCCAATACGTCGGGGAACAACCCTTATGCGTACTTTACAAACACGCTAGCGGCAGGGCTTACGGGAGGGGTTTTTAAGTGCGTGCTGGCCAACAACTCGGCTTTTGTTGACGGCAACACGTGGCCCATGGTTTGTACGATAGACTGGACCACGTGCAACGACTACACATCGAGCTATTTTATAAACGCCGCATTAGATATGCGGGTTGGCAGTTCGTTATACAACACGCCGTTTACGTTCGTATTTACTAACGTTCCGGGCGGGGAAACGGTGTGTAAAGCGTTTGTGTGTGGGACACAACAAGGGGGCATAACGGGTGGTTTTGGTAGCGTAACTCTCCCCGGGGGTGCCGCGTCTGCCCTCCAAAACTACGGGCCGGGCCCTAGCTTGTCCTCCCAATACAACCGTTTGCGTTATTTTGTGGTTAGAAACTACTTAGGCACCCTTACCGGGTCCTTCATCGACTTTTAAAAACGGGGCGCACTAATGGCAACGCCAACCACGAACGAGATTTATCAAAACTTAGTCGCGCAGATGCAAAGCGCTATAAATCAGCGTATACCCCTGTTACCTAAATCGTTTTTACGGGTGCTCGCAAAATCTATAGCCGCCGTTTTTACGATACTCTACAAGTACGGCAGCTCTCAGTTTTTGCAGATATTTGTGGCCACTGCTAGCATCAAACAAACCGAGGTGCTGGGGGTGTCTCTGTCCCCCTTGGTGTCCTGGGGTCGCTTGGTGGGCGTGGGGGACCCGAAAATAGCCAGTGCAGCCGAGTTAATACTAGAGCTTACTGTTGTAACTCAGACGGGCCAGATACCGCTAGGAACTCAATTTTTAGGCACGTCTAACGGGGTGCTATACCTAGCTACGCAGTCGGTAGCACTTGACGCCGCCACAGTATACGTGTCAGTCATTGCGGCGGCGGACGCCTCGGGAGAGACTGGCACGGGTACTATCGGTAACCTACCAGTTAGTTCTACCCTAACTTTTGTTAGTGCGATATCTCAAGTAAATCGCACGGTTACGGTTGACGAAGTTACGGCGCTTGGAGTAGCTGCGGAGACTGAGGCGGCCTACCGGCAACGTGTTATAGATAAATTTCAAAAACGACCCCAGGGCGGGGCATATTCCGACTATGAAGAGTGGGCGGAGTTAACCCCCGGCGTGCTCAACGCGTATCCGTACACAGGGCTTACCCCCGGCACCGTAGACGTCTATATAGAGTCCGCTGACGCCGTGGATGGTATCGCAGACAGCACCTTAATTGACGCTGCAAAAGCAGTTATAGAGCTGGATGATGGCGGAAAAGCTAGCCGCCGCCCCGTTGGTGCGTTCGTCAAGGTACGGTCAATCACTCGAAGCTCTTTTGTGGTTACCGTCCTCGGTTTAGCGGTAGACAACCCCGGAAGCGTACAGGCAAACATAACCGCCGCTATAGAAGCCTATTTTTTAAGTCGAGAGCCGTACATAATCGGCGTTAGCGTGCCACCACGTAATGACCGTATAACAGCGAGCGCAATATCGGGTATTACCGACGATATTGTGTCAGCCGTGGGTGGGGTATTTTCAAGCGTAGTGGTGACAAAAGCGGCCATACCCGTGACGCTGTACGCGTTGGGCATTGGGGAGAAAGCTAAAACCACAGTGGTGTATGCGTAATGGACTGGTTCAACATATATACACATCTACTGCCCAGGTCCAGGGCTTGGGCTCTACGCCCGGGGTCTGTATTACGTCAGATTGTAAAAGGGTTGACCTATTTTCCCAATGATGTACGGCGAGAATTTGACCGCATTTGGCTAGATATTTTTCCAGATACCACCCGAGCGTTGACCGAGTGGGAGCAACAATGGGCACTTCCAGCTTCTACGCTGACCGAGGCGCAACGGCGGAGCCGTTTAAGCGCGGTGTGGAAAGCTACGGGGGGCCAGTCTCCCAAGTATTTACAAGACACGCTACAGGCCGCAGGGTTCCCGGTTTTCGTGCATGATTGGTGGGAGCCTGCGACAGACCCGCCAGTTGCGCGCAACCCTTTACTGTGGATACGAGGCGACACAGCCCCCCTTTCTGGCGTAAACTGTGGGGAGGCTGAGGCACAGGCGGGGGAAGCGTTCGCGGTTTGCGGTAATACGGTAGTCGTGCGGGGGTATCTGCTAGTCAACAAAATATCGACTACACGCAATGCCTACACCTCGGTTGCGGGGGACGCCTCGATGTATGCCGGCGAAGCGGAGGCCGTGTGCGGGGAATACACAGGCTTTATCTTTGATTACGTTAAGTACAACGTTCCGGTCGAGTCTGATAAGTGGCCGTTTATGTTTTACGTGGGCGGTGAGGTTTTTGGCGAGCTTGCAGACGTGCCCACGGTACGGCGTTTAGAGTTCGAGACTTTAGTTTTAAAACTCGCGTCTACGCATCTGTGGGGCGGAATTTTTATCAATTACGTATAGGTGAGACCATGGCACTAAATCCCGGCGCAAGTTACCCCACGCAGACTACAGCCCCCGACGCTGACTACCCATACGGCGGCGCGCAGAACATTACCGCGCCCGGGGACGGCCTCGGGACGCCATGGGTGGCGGACATTGTTAACGACATTTTTGGCATGCAACAGGCGCTACTCTCTGAGGCGGGCATAACGCCCTCCGGCGACCCAGACACCGCTACGGCGTCACAGTACTTAGATGCCATGGTCGCGCTTTTTGATCAATCGGCGGCGGGTAGTACGAGCGTGGCGGGCCTACTACAGTTGAGTAATGACGTAACGAGTACGAGTACCGCGCTCGCGGCGACCATCGGCGTAGTAAAAGCGTTAAAGGACTTAGTTAACCCTGTGGTAGTGTCGGGTAGTATCGCGGCGAATTGGTGCATAACCTGGGGTAAGATTAAGGTGCAGGGCGGCACGGTTACGGTGGCCAGTACTACGACCACAATAACGTTAAACACGGGCGTGCACTCCATATACACCGGGGCGCATTTGGCCTTTATGCCGTGGATCAATAACGCCTCCTTGACAAACGACAACCCAATCGGCGGCGCGGTCGTTAACTCGTCCTCGGGCAGTATCAAAAGCCGTGGTGAGACTTCGGCGGCGGCGTATATTTCCATAGGCTACGACGCATAACTAACGACTTAGGGGGGCTATTATGATTCGTGGATC